CGTGAGGCAATGCCAAAGGAAGTAGTAGAAGATCTAGACAAGGATGAGCTAGAGGAATATTCCGATACGGTTAAGACGAAGTTAAAACAGTTTAAGAAAGTCTGGCACGATGAGCGTAGGGAGAAAGAGCAAGCCCTAAGGGAGCAGAAGGAAGCTCTAGCCTATGCACAGACAGTCCAGGCTGAGAACAAGGCGCTTAAAACACGCCTAACCGATGGAGAGCAGAACTACCTGGCGGCATATAAGGATGCAGCTGAGCTTGAAATTGACGCAGCTAAGAGGGCTTATAAGGAGGCATATGATCTAGGAGATTCAGATCAGTTGGTAAATGCCCAGGAGAAGTTATCAGGTGCACAGTATAAGTTACAGAAAGCAAAAGAATATGTGCCTGCTTTACAAACTCCAGAAATTCCTGTAAATAGTCAGACTGAGATACCAAAACCTGATTCACGGGCTATGGCGTGGCAAGAGCGCAATACCTGGTTCGGGAAAGATGAAGAGATGACAAGTCTAGCTTTAGGGCTACATCAAAAACTTGTTACTCAACATGGAGCAAGTTACGCATCAACGGATGAATACTGGAAGAAAGTCGATGAGACAATGCATCGCCGGTTCCCAGAGAACTTTGAAGAAGAAAAAACGCAGCCCACAAACAAGCCGCGTACAGATAGACAGAGTACGATAGTTGCATCTGCAGGCAGAAGCACTTCCTCCAAAAAGGTAACGCTGAAGCAATCGCAGTTAAACATTGCAAAGAAGCTCAAGTTAACGCCTGAGCAATACTATCGTGAAGTCCAAAAAATGGAGGCCAATAATGGCTGAAAACAAGTTACCTAGAGCAGCAGATACTCGTATTGAACAGCAGCGTCCTCAGCAGTGGAAGCAGCCGGAACTCTTGCCAGAACCTGACAAGCTTCCTGGATACGCGTACCGATGGATAAGGGTGTCAACATTGAATGTAGCTGATCCAAGAAATCTCTCTGCCAAACTCAGAGAAGGTTGGGAGCCAGTAACTGTAAATGAACAGCCACAGTTCCAACTGTTAATTGATGGCAATAGTCGCTTTAAGGACAATATTGAAATCGGTGGATTGTTACTATGTAAGACTCCAATTGAGTTCGTGGAGCAGCGAGATGCGTTTTACCGCAAGCAAGCTGAGAGCCAGATTGAGTCTGTAGATAACAGTATGATGAGACAAAGTGATCCTCGTATGCCGATGTTTGCTGAGCGTAAATCTACTACCTCATTTGGCAAAGGCAAATAAAAACCTTTAAGGAGTTAAAACATGGCTTACCCTACTATTAACGGACCTTATGGGCTACGGCCTATAAACCTGATTGGTGGACAAGTTTTTGCAGGTTCCACCCGTAACATGGAAATCGCAGTTGGCTACAGCGAAAACATCTTCTTTGGCGATTTTGTCAAAAGAGTTGTTGGCGGCACTATTGAAAAAGATGTAGGTACAACCGCTAACACACCTTGCGGCGTGTTCTTGGGCTGTTTCTACACCGCAGCAAATGGCACACCTACACGTTCACAGTATTATCCTGATGCAATTACTGTTGCTTCAGGTACTGAGATCTATGCGATTGTTGCAGATGATCCTGATACTTTGTACCAAGTAGCTGTCTGTTCAAGTGGCGTAGTAATGGCAACTGTTACCCAAAACGCAATTGGTACCAACATGTCCATTCTGGCAACTGCCGGTAGCACACTGAACGGTAACTCAGCATATTCAGTACTGAGCTCCTCCCCAGCATCTACCAATACGTTCCCAGTTCGGGTCATTGACGTTGTTCCTGCTACATCACCTACGCCTACTACTTACAGCGAAGTGATTGTCAAGATCAACTTTGGTATCCATCAATATAACAATGCAACAGGTTTGGCTTACGCCTAAAGGGAGACAATTAAATGGCTATTTCACGCGCACAACTACTGAAAGAGTTGCTCCCAGGACTGAATGCATTGTTCGGTTTGGAGTACGCTCGTTACGGCGAAGAGCACAAAGAGATCTACGAAACTGAGACCTCTGAGCGTTCCTTCGAAGAAGAAACAAAACTGTCTGGATTCTCAGCCGCACCTGTCAAGAATGAAGGCTCCGCCATCGCTTATGACAACGGCCAAGAAGCTTGGACCTCACGCTACAACCATGAAACTATCGCTCTTGGTTTCTCGCTAACTGAAGAAGCAATCGAAGATAACTTGTACGATTCTCTCTCAGCTCGCTACACCAAGGCTTTGGCTCGTGCTATGGCATACACCAAGCAAGTTAAAGCGGCTAACACGCTGAACAACGGCTTCTCATCCTCCTACCCAGGTGGTGATGGACAAGCTCTGTTCTCAGCAAGTCACCCGCTAGTGTCTGGTGGCGTTAACAGCAACATTCCTTCAACCCCAGCTGACTTGAATGAGACTTCCCTGGAAGCCGCTGTTATTCAAATCTCACTGTGGACTGATGAACGTAGCCTGTTGATCGCTAGCCGCCCACGCAAGTTGGTGGTTCCGCCTTCACTGCAGTTCGTTGCTACCCGTCTGTTGGAGACTTCCCTCCGCGTTGGTACAGCTGACAATGACATCAATGCTATCAAGAACAATGGTTCGATACCTGAAGGCTACTGTATCAATCACTTCTTGACTGACACCAATGCATGGTTCCTGACCACAGATGTACCTAACGGTATGAAGCACTTTGAGCGTTCACCCCTGCAACAGTCAATGGATGGTGATTTTGACACAGGCAACGTCCGCTACAAGAGCCGTGAGCGTTACAGCTTTGGATGGTCTGACCCTCTGGGTATGTTTGGCTCAGCTGGGGCTTAGTAATAGAAACAAGTACTTAGCAACACTAACCCCACCTAAGACGTGGGGTTTTTTATTGTCATTGACAAATGTTTGTATAGTGTTATTATACCTATCACGTTCTTATAGGAGACATTAAATGAAACAGTCAGTGATATACAAGATTATTAACTCTGTAAATAATAAGTTCTATATAGGTAGTACCAACAACCAGTATGAAAGGTTTAGAACCCATAGAAATAAACTGCGTAACAACAAACATCACACAAAACATCTGCAGGCCGCTTGGAATAAGTATGGTGAAGATGCCTTTATATTTCATGTTATAGAGATAATCCCTGAAGATGCATCATTGCAGGAAGCAGAGGATGTTTGGCTTACTGAGTGGGTAGGAAAGCCAGAATGTTATAACCACGGTATGCGCTCTGGGGCTCCTTGGCGGGGTGGAAATAAGGAAGACCACCCTAACTATGGAAAACAAATGGCTGAAGCAACTAAGCAGCTTATACGCAATGCACGGCACGCGCAGGATGATCCCAGGTTAGGTAAGAAACATACTGAAGCAACTAAACAAATAATTAGAGAGAAGAAGCTAGCAAACCCTACTCGCGCATGGTTAGGGAAAACTAGGGATGCAGCCACACGCAAGAAAATAGGTGACTCTCAGCGCGGGGTAAAGAAAGCGGCCCGTGTATATACACCTGAAGGACTGGAGAGAGCTAGGGCTAACATGCGTAAACATTCAGCTAGGCAGGAGATAAATGCATTTGATGCTGTAATTGATAAGTTTCCACAAGAGGTTAAAGATAGATATGACTTTACTAATGCAGTGTATACAGGGGCATTAAATCGTATAACTGGATGCGTGTGCCATAAGCATGGTGTGTTTTCTCAATATGCCGCACAGCTTCGCAAGGGTAGTGGCTGTCCTGCGTGTGGAGCGGCTATACGCGGGGATAAGAAATCAGCAGAGTTAAAGGCAAAATGGAGTGATCCTAAGGCTAGGACAAAGATGATGGAGGCACGCATAAAGGTAGTTGACACCCCTCATATAAAGTGATAAAACATAAGTAACCCAAGAACCCCGACTCATACAGACTGGCTTGGCAGACGTTATAGAGACTGTATGGGCATATGTGCTATAACACAAAGGAAATATATCATGGCATCAACAACCTTTTCGGGTCCAGTTACATCTAATAATGGATTTATTACTGGAACCGCAGCTAGTCCTGTCTCAGTAACAACCGCACAAAACATCAACTCTACAATTGCAACAACCTCTGCAGCATCAGGTGATACGCGGCTTGTATATGAAAAGCTAACCTTTACTGGTGCTGGCGCAGGTGAAACACTCAGGGCTTTCTCAGTTGTATCTGCTGCCCAAGGCGCAGGTCAAACAACGAATGGCGCACACATTTCTATGTCTGTAAACGCAGGCGGCTCTATTTCAGGTGCTGGCAATGCTTTACGCGCTACATTAGGTTTGGCAGCAAGTGTTGCTCCAGGCGGTACCATTGCGGCTATTCAAGCTGATTCTGATGTAGGCACTGCTGCTACGTTGCCAGCAACCGCCTCTTGGATTAGATTCACAAACAGTGGCGCTGGTACAGGGTTATCAAATCTATTTAACCTGCCAGTGGCAATGGTCCCAGCTCAGAGTTCTGCTGCTGTGTCACATACAATCAAAATCGTAGTTGGCAGCACTCCTTACTACTTAATGGTATCTAACGCAGCATAGTGGAAATCACTAAACCATTTTTGTTGTCAGAGATAGAGCGCCTTGTGGCAGAGCGTAATCAAGCGTCAAGTTTTGTTACCGCTGCTCAAGGTGCTATTGATGGCTATAAGGCATTAGTTGAAAGACTGGATGCTCAAGAGCCGGATAAAGGAGATTAATTATGAGTATGCAATATGACGTAAAGTCAGGGCACTTAAATGTTGCTGGGTTTTTCCTCATAGGAAGAACTAGACTTAAAGGATTAATGACAGTGTCTTCTGGGGCATCAGCAATTACGCTCTGGGATACCGCTACCGTCCCTGTTACTGCTACTTATGAGCGCGATGGTACGCTAATTACAGTTACTGAAAATGGTCACGGGCTGACTAATGGTCAAACATTAGGATTAAACTTTGCTGTAGCCACGCTGCAGGGAACTGCTGGTAACTATGTAATTTCTGTTCTAAACGCAAATACATTCACAGTAACGGACGTAAACACTGGTACGATTAATGCTGGTACAGCTTGTGTGTATGCCCAGCGGTTCCTAATGGCAACTGATGGTAATGCAGCAGGCAATGTACAAACAATATTGATTCCTGGTGAGGGCATTCTTGCGCTTAATGGTATATATGTATCTACGTCTGGTACTACTGGCGTGACTGTATTCTACGGATAAATCATGAAAATCAAGAAAATGGCAGATGGTGGTACAACTCCAGGATCGCAGCAGCCTACATATCCTTTCTATGGCAATCAGCA